TTACTCCTGGTTATTGAACTGGTGCCGGTCCCGCTTGCGGGTTTGCATTAGGCACCAATGGACTTGTTGGCAAAGGCTCTGGGTTGGCTTGTGGTGTCGGAGCTCCTGGTGCTGGCGCTGGTGGCATGCCGGCTTGTATGAGTGCTACGACTTGAGACCTAAACGTGCGTAGCTTTTCAGCCTTCGGCTCTTCCAACTTCGCTGCCATGTACAAATTGTAGTATTGAACGGAAAGTTCTAACGCCAGCGGCAGATCCATCGCAGGATCCGGAGGCGTGTACTTATTGTCGCCTACAATTTCATCCAAAATCTTAAAGATCCATTCCTCAGACGCGTTGTTTAATCGTTCGTTCTGTTCCAAGTCCGGGAACTTCATTAGTCTTCTGCCCTCTTTAAGGGTCAGCATTCCCGCTTGCACCTGCTCTGTAACAGCAGCAATTCGTCCCGCTGGGGTACGTGGTAGGGAGCTTTCAGAAAAGCATTTGATGACGAACGGATCTTTTAGAAGTCCGGCTTTTGGCAGATCAACTTCCTTCGTACCGTCTTTATTCGGATAAACGGTCGTGTACTTGCCTTCGCGTTCGGCGATGTCCTTAGCCACATCAACAACGAGATACGCAGCGTCTATAAAGAGGTTATCGTACTTCTTAGAAATAGAACTAAATCGGTCAGTAGCAATATCATCATAGCTACGAATAGCAGCGCCACTATCCAACCCTTCAGGTTTCTGACTGGTAGCCTGCATCGCAGATACTCCAGTCTCCTGGAATCCGTATTGGATAAGCTTGTCTCTTTCAGAATAAAGTTCTGAAGCATTACAAGGTGCCACTTCGTATGAGGGTTTCTGTCCACTGTAAGTAACTATAACGCCGATTTCATTGTTATTGTGACTTTTGACGACTTTGGAACCTTGGTCAATGAAAACCCTAGGCACTCCAACCAAGGTGATAGCTCGTGTAATCGTATATAGAATTCTCTGCAGCGATATCTGCGTCCCGAAGAGCTGCGAACCGATACCCTGGCCAAAGAATCCGAGCCACGGATCGGAGTAATTGAAAAAGACAAACGGAAACTTAGACTTGTTCCACGGCTCATCTACAATCGTCCCTTCCACAGTGCATAGGGAATGCCTACCAGGCATGTGCGCTGGATTCTCTGGATCCGCACACGTTGGCAAACGCCACGCCTCCACAGCCATTATCTGATCCGAAGCCGTGCGTCCCGAATCCGCTGCGTTGTCTGGATAGCTGTTTGGAGTCTTAGAAATAACCTCTTGCGCGTCTTTGGAAGGCGCGTTGGCGAAGAACTTATCTCGGTCTACCAATTTTAGTTGATAGAGGGTTTGAGGGTCTCCATTAATAGAATCATTATCATCGACGTATAGATCGCTAACCAATACGCGATCGACGGCAACCTTCTTATCATCACCCTCATAAATCTTTAACGCTCCACACCCAATTGTAAGTCCGTCCTTTAGGATCTTCTTAGCTTTTTCATCCAGCTTCGTTTGATAGAACTCACCCAGTACGAATTGGTTCAGCTGCTGCGCTAAGTGCCTCTGTCTGTAGTCGGCGTTGTCTGTAAGAAACTTAGGGATTGGTTCGTTCTGTGACAAGCGGCTGTGAAGGGTGTCTACGCAAGCTCGGATGAGATTGAAGGTTGGCTTATCGTCCGGGAGCGTTCGGCTCTTATCCATTTTAGATACGTTGCTACCCGCATAAGAATAAACAGATAGACCAGCATAAAGCCGGATAGAGGCAGCAATTTGACGAATCCGATAGGTTTGGTTTGTTTTAAGGTAAGCGGCTGTTCCACATAACTCTTTGGCAAGTTGGGTTTCATCTTTGGCCTTCCACCACTCAAATATTTCACCACGGCCGGATAGGTCTACGGACGGAGATCTAGTCTTCATCCGAATCTTATCAACTGGGCCTTTAGACTTTTTAATCTTCAATTGACACCGTTACTGAACTCAACGAGTTCCTGTGGTGTTAGAGGAGCCTCTAATTGCTCTGAGTAATCCATCTCTTGATCTTCAATGGATTCGTTTGGGTGCTTGATGGGCAAGTCGCCCAGTTTAAATGAAACGGTGGGTAGAGTGATCTCAGTAACGCCCTGCTTGCGAGCGAGCTTTAGAAGCCGTTCCAAATCTTTTATGGTCTCGACCATTCATCCTCGCTTCTGCCGTCTTCGCATCGCCTTAGAAACAATATCGTCATGGAGAACTAGGTAATCAAACTCGTTTTCACACTGGCCAGCACTCATGTCGGTGTCGTTGGCAACGCGGCCGCCTTCGGAGTATCCACACTTGGGACAGCCAGCATCCACTTGGCCACCTTCTGCAAACCCTGACCTACCACTAGTGGGGCCTTTCATCTTCTTAAGCTGTCTCAACTTAACTTGGTGTTCGTCCTTCGCCATTTCACCGCCAGACTCTCCTGCATATCTCAGGTAGGCCCCGGCGCGGCTTGTTCCCTTGCTCAGATCGCTTTTGGCGTGTCGGTGAACTCCAGTTGGCTCGTCGTGTTTTTTCACCTTCTTCACCTTGCCACCCAGCGCGAAACCCGACTTCCCAGACGTAGGACCCTTCCCAGACCTAATCTGCCCAAGAACCTTTTTGTGTTCCTTTAGGGCATCAACTTTGTACATCGCAATGGGAGCGCGTCTGCCGCTGGCGTGGTAAGACCTGTCCGCCCTGACGTTTCTACCGGCTTCGCTGACACCCTTTGGTGAGTATGGTCCTCGATCCTTATGGACGCCTTTGATCTCTCCACCTCCGGCAAACCCAGACTTACCACTGGATGGGCCACGACCGCCCTTGGCCTTCTTCTTCATTTGATAAGCAACTGCTAGTGATCTAGCCATAGATTCTCCTTAGTTGGCGTTACCGAAGAACACGTCGCCCTTAATCTTGTTCAGTCCCTGATCAACAGCCGCGTTCGATGTAATGCCCATGCGAATCGCGTCTCCCGTTACCAAAGCAACCGGAGGAACAATCTGAAACCCTGTGGCTCCACGACCACCGTAGTAAAGTCTAGTGATTCCGTTCTTAGAGACCTCAACCACTGCTTGTGATTGCTCACCGTTATTGTCTTGTGGGCGGGGCAGGGTCAGCTGACCGTTCACAAAGTAACTGGCTTGGCCAGGGGCGGTGAACAGCTCATGCTTGCCTAAGTTCACAACGCTCTGATGGCCGTAGAAGTTTAATCCAGCTGCAACGGCTGCCATTGAACCCAAGAGCAGCAGACTCAGTTTTATATATCCCTTTTTATTCATGATCTCTCCTTACAATCCTTGGCTAATAGATACGGTTGTTGTGACGCCACTTAACTGGTTATCAGATGCAGCAGCGCTTGATAGAACAAGCTCAATGGTATCCGCAGCAGCTACTGCAACTAAAGTAAAAGAAAAATTAAGTGAGCTCTGTTCGACTGCAGGCGTCGTACCCGTAAACTGAGTAACTGAGTTCTTCTTCACCAGCGTAATAACCTCGGAGGTCGTAGCACTAGCCGGAGCTGGGGTGTTCGATCCGTACACCGGGGGCTGCTGATAGCTGTTCGCCGCTCCGAAGCCTTGGCCAACACCACCGTTACCAGCGCCCTGATCACCCTTAGTAAACCCAAAACTTCCGCCACCCGTACCAGAGCCTAAACCCTGTCCAGAGCCTGCGTTGATCTTGCTAATCGGATCCGCAGCAATGTAAGTCTGCTGCACTCGGACTGTGTAATTCTGTGTGAGTGTGCCGGCGGGAACAACGTAAGTCGCGATGGTTCCTAAGCCGGTATAGGTTTGTGGTTTTCCCAAAACAAGGTAGTTAGCCATCGGACGCCTCTTTGTGTGGTTGCATTTCTAGTATCTCAAATGCGGCTTGAAACGCTAAGGCGCGTTCCTTATCCGTCTTCGCCTGAAACAACTCTTTCATTGCTATTTCTAGGGGTGCAGTCACTTCGCGGTCTGGATCTTCTGTTCTGACTACGGTCTCTTGTGCACCAGCTGAAGAAGGTTCTCGTTTTTTAAGAAAAGGCAGCATTTTGTATTCATTTAAGGTCGAAAAGGCCCCTTTTAACCCAATTCCCCAAAGCTACTGCCACTGTTGTACTCCCGCTCCAAGTTCTCCCGCTCCTTCTCCCAGATATCAGTGGCCTGCTCCTTGTACCAACCAGGACTTCCCATCGGATGCTTAGCAGCCAACCTATCCGTAATGGCGGGCCGGCTCATCAATCCATAGCGCACCATATCGTAAGCATCGTCTCCACTTAACGGATCCCCTTCAACCGCATTGATCTTAAGCACGTCTTCGGCCTTGTCCGGATCGTGAATCATTCTACTCAACGCATCAAAGGTCACAGGACACGTATCGAAGATATAAAAACGTGGTTTACTTCCAGGGCGCTTCTGCCAGGCCAGGTAGTCTCTCACCTGGGCAGCCCCTTGAATACGGTCTATAACCGCCTTCTTTAAGTAAATACCGTGTGTCTGAAACTGCTCTGCAATCGTTGGAGGGAGCGCATCGTCCCGAAGCACGCTCTTCTGTGTCCAGCAGTCGTGACCTGCAACGATGGGGTAGCACTGAGTGGTGTCTGGATACTCGTTTAGTTCCTTGGCGAACAGATCCACTCGAACGTTCGCCTTAACCAGTTCCCGGTACAGATACGTGTTGCCATCTTCATCATTTGCAAACCAACCAAAGGCGGCAGGGTGATTATAGCCGTAATCATAAGCAGCGAAACGATTCCAATGAGGAGGAATAGGAAATGCAGGAATGAAATGAATGTCCTTAGAAATCTCTTGGAAGAACTGACCAGCGAAGATATTCCAGTCTCCCAGTCTGTAAGCCTTTCGAAGGGCTTCATTAGGCTCTGAATCAAGTCTGCGTACGTAGTCAGGATCGTTCTCCATAAGCGCAGCATTGTCATCGACGAGAGCTTGGATGAATGCGTAGTCTCCGGGGCGTTCCCGTTCGTTGAACCTTCGTTCGATAAATATTCGTTTGAGCCAGCCATGTCCTATGCCCCCTGGATTGCCTGTTAAAATGCATCTGGGTTTGATATCAGGTCTTGATGATCGATTTGAACCTAAGAGCGTTCGAAAAGCTGATTCGGTCCATTGACCTGCTTCATCAATCGCTAAGTCATGAAATTCTCGTCCTTGATAAAGCGCAATGTCAGCTTCGTTGTTCAAATGACAGAATTGAAGTTCAGATACGTTTGGAAGTGTCAAAAGCTTCTTCGCTTCTTGGTAATAAGGTCTTAGTTCTGGGAACGCCTGAAACAAAGGGCGAATGTGATTCGCTTCAAGCTCTGGATACGTTTTACGAAATATTACGCCGCTACTTTTGGGGTACTTAAAACGCCTGAGCAGCATCAAAAGCTGTAAGCCCTTGGACTTACCACCGCCCTTAGCACCACCATAAAAAGTAATTGGAGTTGTTTCTACCGTATCAACCAGAAGCCGTTGCTTTGGTTGCAGCGCGATTCGTAGCTCTGTCATTTCTTGGCGTAGTCTTCGATGACGATCTTAAACCCAGCCTCACCCGTGCTTAGCTCATTCTTCTGCACCGGATGCTCACCCAAATGATGCTCAGACAAGTGCAAGATCATTCGGTCCGAACCCTCCAAGGCCCGCTTCCACTGCAGGTCTCTAATTTTTGCCTTTCCGTTCTGCCTAGCGTCAGCTAAGACACCCGCGAAATGACGCTCAATGGTATCAACCGATACTTGAAAGAATGCAGCTATCTCTTCGTTCTTCCACAGCTTTATAGCGCACTGCCTCACTTGATCGGGATCTATCTTGTCCCACTTAGGGGGTCTGCCTCTTTTTGGTTTTTGATCCATCAGTTTATTTTAACAGCTTTCTTGTCTGTGAACTTCTCCCACCTGTCCAGTATGACCTGACAGTACTGAGGGTCTAGTTCTAAGCCGTAGCATTTCCTATCGATTTTCTCACACGCAATGAGTGTGGAGCCAGAGCCCAGAAACAGGTCTAGTATTAGGCCGGCCTTGTGATTCTTGATTGCACGCTCTGCAAGAGCCACTGGCTTTTGGGTTGGGTGAAACTCGTTCTTCGAAGCCCTGTCGATATCCCAAACCGTTACCTCGTTAGTGGGGCCGTCCCAGTTAACCGTCTTACCGCGTTTGTAGCAGTAGTAGGCGGGTTCGTGTTTTTGTTTGTATTGAGCTGAAAGTGCTCCGAACTGAGCCATATTCTTGTTCCAAATAATTTCTGCTCGTATTTCCCATCCTGCGGCGGAGGCAGCAGCGGAGGCTTTGATTGCTTTGACTCCGGCGTGCCACAGGTACAGCGAGGATTCAGGGGATGAAAACTCAAAAGCAAGCTTGCATGCTGGTACATATAGGTCGGTGTTA